CATAATAAAGTAAATGAGTCAAATATAACTGATACGCTATTCACGCTTGAAGAAGATTTCAATAAATTTTTAGAAGAAGATGCACCTGCAAATGCTACAGGTGCATTTGTTGCAGGAACTAAAGGTGATGTTGTTGTAACTAAATCTGCTGCAGCAAAGTATAAAGCAAAAAATAAATTGATGGGAATTGCAAAGCGTATTCCTACACCAGTTGTTGAAGCACACAATGATTTTTTATCAAAAAATAAAAACAAATTAACACCTCACAAAGATTATGCTTCTTTTGTCAAGGCAAATTCTACTCATATTCAAAATCATGTTGATTCTATTAAAAAAGAAATAAATTCTTTTAATGGATTAGATGATAAACAAAAAGCAAAAAAACTTCAAGATAGAATGCACAGAGCAAAAACTGAAGTAACTGATGCTTGGTCAAAATTAAATGAAGATATATCACTTCAATATCATAACAATTTAAATCCTAAACTATGGGATGATGGTAAATTAAAATCAGAGGTACGTGGTAAACTAATTCAATTTGCAGAAACATGGCGTGACTTCGCAATGATCCCGAAGGAAATGGTTCAGGACATTGTGATGACTGGCGGCAATGCAAACTATAACTATACAGAACAATCAGACATTGATGTTCATTTAGTCGTTGACCGTGACGGGTTTGGCATTCCGAGAGACTTCATTGATCAATTCTTGCAAGACAAAAAAATACTTTGGACAATGACTCACCCAGATATCAAGATCTACGGATATCCTCTTGAACCATATGCACAGGATCCTGCAGAAGCAATTCCTATGAACCAAGGTCAGTATTCTCTTATGAATGACCAATGGATTCAAATGCCTTCCAATCTTAACATCGACTTCACAAACAATAAAGTATTGAATGATAAGGTTGAACACTATAAGCATGTAATAGATAGAATGATTAGATCAAGCGCTTCTGATGCTGCGTTGAAAGCAATCAAAGCAAAGATTACTGCTGCTCGAGGTCCTGCGATTGCAAAAGGTGGTGAGTTTTCATTAGAAAATTTAGTGTTTAAAGAACTACGTAATCAAGGCTATATTGATAAGATTGATATGTACGTTAAGTCAGAGCAGGATAAAGCACTTTCGTTATGAAAATGAATTTTGGTATGATGAGTGACGTTTTCTTTGAAGTCACTTTTGATAAAGGATTAAAACTCTATTATGAACTTTTTGATAATGATTTAACATATCGTTGGATTAATTTAGTAAAAGCTTGTAATAACAATGAAGATTTTATAATAAATTCAAATTTTTTAAAGATTTTTTCTCAAAAAGAAATTGAAACAGAATTTGAAAATATGTGTGATGATATAGCATTAATTAATAGTGTGAATGATAGAAAATTACCTATTATTGAAAGTTTAGAACACTTGCTTTTAAATAAACATCTATTAAATGATCTTCATGAAGAATTTGAAATTTATGGCGATATCCGAAATCCTTTAATCAATAAACAAATGCGTAGTTTAAATGATAGGATTCATAATTTTGAAACTATCTTAAAACAAAAAAATGATGCTAATAAAACATGTTTTTCTGTAGTTACCTATGATAATTGCAAAGGAAATCCTAAATTAGAAAATGATTTTAAATATGAAGATTATTTTTTATTAGCACCTGATTTTAAATGGGGATACATTTATTTAGGATATAATACATTAGGCAAGAGTTGGAATACTATTGCAAATGATAATGATATAGAAGTTGTGTTAAGAAATCAAGTGCGTCCACAAAAAAAATTTTCATCTGAGATGTATATAAATTTCTTTGAAAATATTCCTCATTTTAGAAAACAATTTTTTTATAATTGGTGGACTAAAAATGATTTTTCTAAACTGTATGAAAACAAATTTACAATTGAAGATTTTGCTTTTGGGTCTGCTCCGTTAGCTAGAATAATATATTATACAGCAGATAATAATGAAACTTTATATGAAGCAGATCCGTGGTCAGTTATAAATACACCAGAAGCAAAATTTGAATGGAATAAAAATATATGGAGTAAACAAAACTCTATAATAAAAACACAGTTCGTAAAGGCTTTCACAAATGTTTAGTTTAATTGATGGCATAGGACGCATTCCATTAATAATTGCAGCAATAGGTATGCTTATCCTTTCTTTTTTTGGATGGCTTGCTATTCATGACCATAACATACGTGAAGAAGTTATTGCAGAATTCAATCAAAAACAAGAAGAACTTTTGAGAGAAAAACAAGAAGAATTTCAAAAACAAATTAATGAATTAAATCAAATTAATTTAGATCTAATGAGCAAATCAAAAGAAAAAGAAATTGACCTTGAAAGAAAATCGGTAATAATTGAAAAGGAAATAGTAGCAAAAGATAAGAGCAATGCTGCTCCTGACTACTATAAAGAACTCTTCAATAAGATGCAAAAAAGTTTTGGAGAAAATAAATGAAAAAGATCATCTTAATTTCTTCAATACTATTTCTTTCTGGGTGCGCTTCGACTCCTATGAAATTGATTGCACCTGAATATAAAGTTGTAAAAGTTCCTAATGAATTGTATAATTGTCCTATAGAAAAACAATTTCCTAAGTCAAACAAATTGACCAATGAGCAAGTTGGACAGGTTATTTTAAAGCTTCAAAAGAACAACATGACTTGCAAGAATTCACTAGATGCTATACATGAGTATCTAGAAGAAGCAGAAGCAAAAACATCGAAAAAGAAGTAAACCCGGTTGACATTTTTGTTATGCCGTGTATAATACTACTGTTCAATTGAAATAGGTATGTATTATGAATTCACTTTGGTTAGATCAAAAGTATGCATCTCTAATGGGTGTGCAACTAGAACAATTCAAAGTCATCAAATCTTCGCCATATAATGCTAGATTTAGATGCAATGTTTGTGGCGATTCTCAAACAAACAAATACAAGACCCGCGGATATTTATACGAGCATTCTGGTCGTATCAACGTGAAGTGTCACAACTGCGGATATAGTTCTTCACTCTCTAAATACATTCAATCTTTTAATCCTTCACTTTATTCTGAATATAGAATCGAGTGTATCAAGGAAAACGGATCCGACGGTCCTGCAGTCTTCGTGCCCGATATCACTAAATTTACTTCACGAAGGATTGATCACTTTGAACCTTTCAAAGAGTTAAAAAAGATATCTCAATTATCTCCAAATCATCCCGCAAAGAAGTATGTAGTCAATAGAAAAATACCTTCTAATACACATTTTAGAATTTACTATTCGGATACATATATGCACTGGGTAAACAATATCCTACCAGAAAAGTTTTCTGAAAAAACTTTAAAGCATGATGGACCTAGAATCATTCTACCCTTCATTGATAGTACTGGTTATGTTTTTGGTTGCACAGGAAGAGCAGTTGACAAAAATGATAAAGTGCGTTATAGTACTATTATCTTTGATGATACAAAGCAAAAAATCTTTGGCATGGATACGATTGATAGAAAAAAGAAAAGAACCTATATTGTCGAAGGTCCCATTGATAGTTTGTTTTTAGATAACTGTGTTGCAATGGCGGGATCAGATGTCAATTTGAATCTTGTAGCAGAAAAAGATAAACTAGTAGTCATATACGATAACGAACCAAGGAACGCACAGATTGTTGGCAAAATTAATAGCGCAATCGAAAAAGGATTCATGGTTTGCATTTGGCCTGATTATATTGAACATAAAGATATTAACGATATGATCATGAGCGATATATACAATGCTACAACAATTCAATCTATAATAGATCAAAATACGTTTCAAGGTCTTGCTGCTAAGTTGAAACTGCAGCAATGGTCCAAGATATAATGTCCTTATATGTAAGAAGAAAGATAAAATAAATGAGTAATTTCCTACCTACACTTTACCAAGAATTCATCTATAAGAGCCGTTATGCGAAGTTCCTAGACAAGGAAGGTCGCCGTGAAAACTGGTCAGAAACAGTTGCTCGTTATTTTGATTTTATGACAAATCATCTACAAAAGAACCACAACTATTCATTGTCTATGAAGGACAGAACAGAACTTGAATCTGCAGTTCTTGCCCTTGAGATCATGCCTTCTATGCGTGCTTTGATGACTGCAGGTCCTTCTCTTGAAAGAGACAATACTTGTGCTTATAACTGTTCTTATGTTGCAGTTGATGACGCTAAAGCATTTGACGAAGCAATGCTTATTCTTATGAATGGAACTGGTGTCGGTTTTTCTGTTGAGCGTCAGTATGTAACTAAGTTGCCTGAGATTCCTGAGACACTTTTTGATAGTGATACTAAAATTATCGTAAAGGATTCTAAGGAAGGTTGGGCAAAAGCATATCGTCAGTTGATTGCATTGCTTTACTCAGGTGAAATTGCAAAGTGGGATCTTTCATTGCTTCGTCCTGCAGGTGCTCGTCTTAAGACATTTGGCGGTCGTTCATCGGGTCCTGGTCCTTTAGAAGACCTCTTTAAATTTACTGTAAAGATTTTTAAATCTGCTGCAGGTCGTAAGTTAAACTCACTTGAAGCACATGATATTATGTGTAAGATTGGTGAAGTGGTTGTTGTTGGTGGCGTTCGTCGTTCTGCTATGATTTCACTTTCTAATCTTACAGATGAAAGAATGCGTAATGCTAAGAATGGATCTTGGTGGGAAACTAATCCTCAGCGTGCTCTTTCTAATAACTCAGCAGCATATACTGAAAAGCCCGAAATGGGAACTTTTATGCGTGAGTGGCTTTCTCTCTATGATTCAAAGTCAGGTGAGCGTGGAATCTTTTCTCGTGTAGCATCACAGAATCAAGCAAAGAAGTTTGGTCGTCGTGATCATACTTGGGACTTTGGAACTAATCCTTGTTCAGAAATTATCCTTCGTCCTAATCAGTTCTGCAATCTTACAGAAGTAGTTGTTCGTGGATCTGATAGCGTTGTTGAGATTGAACGTAAGGTTCGTTTAGCTGCTAAGTTAGGAACTATTCAATCAACACTAACAAAGTTTCCTTATCTTCGTAAAGTATGGGCAAACAATACAGAAGAAGAGCGTTTGCTAGGTGTTGGATTGACTGGTATCATGGATAATAGCATTACCAATGGTCGTGCAGGTCATAAAATGCTTTGTGAAATGCTTCAGGTTTGGCGTGATGCTGCTGTTGAAACTAATAAGATGTTTGCTGCAGCAATCGGTATTCCTCAATCAGCAGCAGTCACTTGTGTTAAGCCTTCAGGTACAGTATCACAGTTAGTTGATTCTGCATCAGGTATTCATGCTCGCCATAATGACTATTATATTCGCACTGTTCGTGGAGATAATAAAGATCCGCTTACAATGCTTATGAAGGATTCAGGATTTCCTAATGAACCTTGCGTTATGAAGTCAGATTCTACAACAGTATTTTCTTTCCCAGTCAAAGCGCCTGAAGGTTGTGTTACTAGAACAGAAATGACTGCAATTGAACAGTTAGAAATGTGGTTGATCTATCAGCGTCATTGGTGTGAACATAAGCCTTCTGTTACTATTACCGTAAAGGAAAATGAATGGATGGAAGTTGGATCTTTTGTCTATCAATACTTTGATGAGATGTCTGGTGTATCATTCTTGCCTCATTCAGATCATACTTATCGTCAGGCGCCATATCAGGATTGCACTAAGGAAGAATATGAAACTCTTCTTGAAAAAATGCCTAAGGTAATTGATTGGACACGTCTCGCACAGTATGAGAGTGAAGACAATACTAAAGGTTCACAGACACTTGCGTGTGCTGCTGATGGATGTGAAATAGTAGATATTTAAAAGAAAGGAAATTTTACAAATGAATTACTGGGAAATACTTATCGAAGCTCTTGTAGATAATATTAAAGATGCAGATACTAGAACGACTATCTATGCAAGAATGCTAGAATCAATTGTTGATATAAGCATTGTTGAAGTTTCAGAAGCTATGGGTGAGGATGATGCATTTGATGCAATTGCTCAAGAATGGTTAGATGAAAACACAGATGATGAAGAAACTTATGGTAAAGATGAATTTGGCATGGAATATGATGATGAATAAATAGGTGTATGAGAACAGTTGGAATTGATTATAGTTTATCTTCACCTTGTATATGTATCAATAGTGGAGCTGAGTTTAACATTACCAACTGTTCATTTTACTACCTAACATCTATTAAAAAATATGAAGGTGTGTGGAGACAAAATGTAGACATTACAGGAAATCTACACTTTGGTTTTACGAGTGATGAGCAAAGATATAACTTGATAACTAGTTGGGTTTTAGGATTGCTTGAAGAAGATGATGTTATTTGTATCGAAGGATACTCTATGGCATCAACTGGTAGAGTGTTTAATATAGCAGAAAATGCGGGATTGCTGAAACATTATCTTTGGAAAAACAAATTTAAATTTTCAGTGGTCCCGCCTACAGTAATTAAAAAATTTGCCACTGGCAAAG